GGTTGGATGCTAGCAGATTCGACCAACACATCAATAAATTGTTGTTGCAGCATGAGCACAGTATATACCACATGTGGTCCACAGGACACGGAGAAGGACTACCCAATCTGCGTACATTGCTCGCAAGCCAGCTCACAAACCGAGGATCTTACCATGGGGTTGATGGTAAGTTGCGATACACAGTTTCTGGATGTCGCATGTCTGGAGATATGAACACCAGCCTTGGTAACGTTATAATCATGTGTAGTCTGATGCACGCCTACTTTGAACATAAGGGCTTGCTAGGACAGATCAAGCTACTGAATGACGGGGATGATTGCGTTATCATCATGGATCGGAGAAATTTGGAACAGTTCCAGTCTGGATTGACAGATTGGTTCTTGGAGATGGGGATCACTATGGAGTACGATGGGATTTACAGAACTCTCGAGGAAGTTGAGTTTTGTCAGTCAAGGCCAGTGAAGTATGATAACAGTACTACTTCCAAGGCCGCGAATTCACTGGGTTTAACAAAAAGACGAAATGATGGGTATAGACTTGTGCCCAGACCAACCAAGAGGTTGTATTCTGATTTGATAACTACTAAAGATATACGTAGTAAGAAAGTGTTTGGTAAACAAATCGGAGCAATCGCTGGGTGCGGTTTGGCGTGCTCGTCGGGCTTGCCTATTTTCCAGTCGTTTTACAAGTGGATTGGACGTGGAGCGACACCATGGATTCCATCACAGGGTGATCAGTATTTTAAATTCAGACAGGAGTTGATTGATGGGTTAGAAGCAAAGGAACGCACACCAACAATAGAGGAACGAATTAGTTTCTACTTTGCTTTTGACATAACTCCAGTTGAACAACTGATGGTTGAGAGGTACTATGATTCTCTACCTGACCCACTTCATCAAACACCAACATTTTCTCCACCTAGGACATTAGCATCCATTCTTAATCTCGTTCCACCAGAACAGAGACCACGGAAAGATTTGCAATAAACCATGTGCCAAACTGGAAGACGTATGGGCAGTACGCTGCTTCGCGCAACTGAGTTAGACTCCCTCCCCATTGATTACGGAACGTTTATAATCAATGCGTCCTTAGATTAAATGGAAC